TCACTGTCCACCCCCTTTTGCTTGTGCCAGCTTGACCAGCACAGCATCCGTTTCGCCCGGTGAAACGCGGGCGTAATGCTCGATGACGTTGGCGGCATGGCGGATGGACCAGCCCATGTGATTGGCAATTTCAGACAGGCTCAGGCCCGCATTGAGCAACCGTGTCGCGGCGGTGCCCCGGCAATCCTGCAAGCGCAGATCGCGGCTCAGGCCCGCTTTGTCCCGCCACTGGCGCAGGCCCTCAGAGGCCCGGTGTTCGGTCAGTTGATTCCCGCTGGCATTGGTCAGGATCAACAGGCGGTCGCGCGGCGTAGTGTCGATCATCTTGGCCAGTTCGGGCGTGATGGGGATATGCGCCAGACGGCCCCGCTTATTCGTGCGGACCCTCAGACGCCGCCCCGCCGGGGTTTGCTCCACCGCGCCGGTGGTCAGCCTAATCAGGTCGCCAGGGCGCAGGCCGGTTTCACACGCAACGCAGAGAATGCGGCGCACCCATTCCGGGGCCTTGGCGTCGATTGCCTCACGATCCGCTGGGGTCCAGACGATCTCCGAACGGTCCACCTCATAGAGCCGGGGCAGTCTGTGGCAGTGATGCTCAGACAGCTTGCCCTCTTCCACCGCCCAATTCAGGACGCGGACGGCATGGGTGCCCGCCATATCGTGTTGCTTGGGCGAGTGCTTCCACTGCGCCCGCCATGCGTTCACCTCGCCCCGTGACCCGCGTTCCTCGAAGATCACCGCCGGGGCGTCGTGGAAATGCTTAGCGAAGCGCAGCGCCCACTTGCGCAGGTCAGCCTTGGACCGCTCGACCTTGGGCATGGCGGCACTGTCCAGAAATTCGTCTACCAGCTTGGGGATCATAAACATGGCCGGGGCTGGACGCTCCACACACTCAGCGAAAGCAATGAAAAAGTCCGGGTCGGTCGGGTTGCGCTTGTCGTCCTCCCAAAACTTGGGGGCACCGCGCCCGCGCCATGCGTAGAAGTGAAACCGGCTCTTGCCGCTGGCCAGCTTGCGCCGGACCCGATGGACACCCTTAGGAAGCTGCATTGCGTTTCGCCTTCCACCTGTCCAGTTCGGTCATGGTCGGATCGTCAGGCCCGCCCTGGCCCCACTGAATCTCGGTGCCATCGGCGCACTTGATTGTGCCCGAGGTGATGCCCTCAGCCTTGAGGCCCTTGGCAATCGCAATCACGTCTTTGGGGAGAGGAACGCTAGGACGCGGCATCAGTCGGTGACCCCCGCAAGGAAACGGCCCACCTCGCCCAGCGTGTGAATGGAGAACCGGCGTTCGGTTTCCATGTCACCGCGCCGCACCGGGTGGCCGTCCGCCTCGATCCGGTCAATCGCATAGTCTGTCAGGTTGCGGCCATCGTAATGGTAGCCCCCGGAAGGGGCGTAGAATTGTTCCTCGAAATACTCTTGGTCGTCGGCGTCGATAACCGAGAATTGGAACCGGGTGATTTCGGCGGGGCTTTCAAAGCTGACAGCGATAGTGAAGTGCTTCACCATCAATTTGGGCGGCTCGGGCTTATCCTCAGGTGGGTCAATGTTGTAGCGGGCGCTACCCATCCAAAGGAAAAGGCCCTCTAACACGTCGATGGCAGAATGGGCCGTGGGGAGGTCGGTGACGGTCGTGATGTTCAGGCGCTGCAATTCCCAAGCGGGCGACAGTGGGTTTTTGCCCGATCCAATTTTGCCTTCCCCAGTGGGTGCCCAGTCAGCAACGCGGTGCCCGTGACCCCGCGACGTGTCCGCCCTGGCGATAAACTCCCCGGCGTCTTTGATCGTGTTCGATCCGCAGATTGCAAAGATCAGCTTGGCCGCGTCGCGGGCCGTCACCTGCGCCGCGCTACGGCCCCGCCCGCCTTTGGTCACTTCCCCAGCCTCACGCAGAACGCGCCACGCAGTTGCCGCAGTGGTTTCATCAACCCCGAGGGTCGCAGCTACTTTCTTCGTGAGTTGGCCGGGTGTGGGCATGATGGGGTCTCGCCTGCTTTCATTGGAAACCTATACCAATGGGGAGAGTCATGCAACCCCATTGGTTCTCGGTTCCGATGAAAAGTCTCAGGCCGATTGGGTCGCCCGGTATGCCTCAATCTCAACCGTGACGCCCTGCATCACGTCATCAATGTCTGCGCCAGTTTGTGTCACCAGCTTCAGGCCAGCCGTCAGCAGGGTCTTTTCGTGGTCGTCAAATTTGCCCAGCAGTTCGGACCACTCGTCCATCTCAGGCGTGATCCGATGCTTTTCGCGGTAGACGGCCAGAGGCCCGCGAACGTGGCCGGAAAAGAACCAATCAAGGTTCAGGCCCTCGCGTCCGCAGAACCCGATTAGTTCATCGGTCAACAGCAGCGCGTCGGGCTCGTCTTTGTCATATGCCAGCGGCGGGGGCGTCAGTTCAAAGTTTGCGCAGAACCATGCCAAGCGCCCCTCAGGCGTGGTCATGTCCGCGTCATTCTCGTTGTAAAACGTGTAGCTGAGGCTGGGTGTTTCAACGTGTGTAGGTTTGGGATTTGTCATTTCGTTTCTCACTGGTTTCGGCTTTCTAAGGTCGTTGCCCGGTGCGTCCGGGTGCCGGGGTGTTAGCAACTTGCCAGTGAGACAAGCGTGACGATTTTCCCGTGAAGGTCTTGTATGACGCCACCACCCCGGCCTACGTTGGTCGGGTGAGTGATCGCCGCCAAGCGTTCACTAGTTCTGCCGTTCCACGCGCCAACGTGGAAACCTTGCCAAAGGTTGTGCGGTATATCACTGGTCCGGGTTGCTACGCCCACGGAGACGATGCCCTAAAAGCCTATGCGATGGAAGCCCCCTTACGGGGATGTCATCTCTTGACCTCGATATGCTTCACGTATTGCAGACCGCACTGCCCGGTAAGCCAAGTTGTTGATCGTGACGGGTGGCGGCATCTTCACGACGCGCCCTTTTGGGGTTGATCTCAGTTCACAGCTGTAGACGCGCACCGGTCCAACTTGGCATGTGAACCGGGCCAGAATGCGCGCACCGTCGTCCGCGTCCTCATCTGTCTTGATGATTTCAAGAATCGCTACCGGGACTGTCATTCCTCCCAATCCACCAGCTTAAGCGCCATGTCCGGATCAACGCCCGCTTCTTTCGCCGCCGCCAATGCCGCGACCACTGCCGTCATCGCCCTTGCCCGTCCACCAGCATCGAAGGCTTGCAGGGGGCGCATCACGTCCATCGTCACCGTCTGGCCCAGCTTGTCGGATGCCTCCTGCGCCATCAGCTCCACGACAGGTTGCAATGCCCATTGCGCCAGGTGTCGCTGCGCCTCCCGCACCATCGGTCCCGTGGTCGCGGGATTCGCCAGACCGGGCAGAACGCCGAACGCCATGCAGATCCCAGCTTGCGCCGATGCCAGAGTCTCCCGCGTCATGGCCTTGGACAGATCGGGCGTCAGGTCGTGAGGCTTCCAATCCTGCACTGGCGACGGCCCACCAGCGGCGGTAACGTTCACCGACTCACGCACCAGAACCTTCCCGCGCATCGCACGGAACCCCCGTGCAATCGTCGTAAGGTCCGTCTCAGGAGCCTCAGGAAATGGTAGGACCGCCGACCCCAGAGGGGCCGTGTCAAAGACTTCCGACAGCGCGGTTTCGACCGCATTCAACAGCCCGGCCGTCAGGGATGCACGACGCAGAGGCGCGGTTCCAAGCCAGGGTGCAGCAGGGTCAGCACCGATCCTGACGTGAAGGACTTCCCCGGCAAGTGCCGTGCGGGTCCGTCCTCCGCCCGCCTCAGACACCGATAGGCGATAGGCAGTCGGGCGGCCGTCGCGGGTGCGCACGTCCCAGTCGGTGGCCGGCGTCAGGCGTTCGTCGCCGATCAGGAATAGCGCTTCACCTCGCAGTGCCAGTGACCGGCCTGCCATCGCAAGCGATACGCGATCCAGAACGTCGGTTCCGGTCACGTCCGCCATGCCGATCCCACCTTCCCAGAGGCTAACGCAGGATTGTGCGGTCGCCGTCAGCTCGGCAATGCCCGTGCGCCCAGACAGGTAGGACTCCCGCGCCGCCATGATCTCGGCGGTGAAGCCGGCCCCAGAGGACCGGGTTTCGATATTCGGGTCTTCCGCCCGTCTCTTGAATGGCCACATGGTTAGGCCCTCCTGTAGGGGCGCAGCAGGTCAGCAGCGCCAGACCACGCCAAGGCGCGGGCGAGCCACGCCGGGTTTCGTTCGATGGACTCTGACAGATCGCCGCCAATCTGGCCGGTGTGTGACGATGCGCCCGGCCGTCCGGTCAGCATGTTCGACGTCTGCCCGTCCGCCGAATACTCGGCCAACCGGCGATATGCTTCCTGAACGGCGGCGGGCACTTCGCCGGCCCCGACCGTCGCGGTAATCCGATAAGGACCGTGATCGGGTAGGATGTAACCGCCGAGGGGCGAGGCCGACAACGCCACAGGAACGAACGCGCCGCCCCGCCAGACCTCCGCTGCCGCCTCGATCACCGGTGCCAGCGGTGGCGTCCAATCGCCATCGCCCTCAACCGTCCAGACGACTTCGCGGGGTGTCCAGCGATACGCGACCCATTGTTCGATCCGGGACCAGACTGCGCCAGGGTCAAGCGCATCCGCTTTAGGTGAGAGGCCGTCCGCCTTGGGGGGATACCCTGCCACCCCAACCGTCTCGACCTGTTTCAGCATTACCGCCATGTGTAGGCCCTCCCTTGGTGGCGCAGCGGCACCCCGAACGCCGGGGGCGTATCCCAGGACCGTGCTTCGATTTGGGTCTCGTCATAGGCCGGACGGGTCACAACACTCAGTTCGTAGAGCAGCGCGGCCATCACCGTGCGGATCACCGCGTTATGTGCCCCGTTCTCCGGGTCGTGGCCTTCGTCCTCGACCTTCTCGGCCTCCGCGACCGCGCGCTTCGGCGGGATGCGAAACCCCGGCGATATGCCCACGATCAACCCGGCAGACATCGCGGCGAGGAAGTCGCGAACATAGGAGACGTCTTGCATTTCTGGGGTGATCGTTGCCTCGAACGTCAGCGCGTCGTCGGTGTCCTCGATCTTGAGAGTTCCCGCCTTCCTCGATGCCAAGGGGCGGTCATAGGAATGGCCGACCAGCAGGTGAATGTCCTCCTCTGGCCGGTCAACGCGATACGCGAACGCGCGCGGCGCGATGACTTCCTTGCGGGGGCGACCGGATCGCCCCCCATCGGACAGGACTGCCCGTTTTCCATAGGGGAAGCGGCCCGCCAGTGCCATCGCGCCGGATGCCCGCTTGCGCAGCTCAAGGCCGCCGTCGTGACCGCCCCAGAGCATCAGCGCAGACCCGTCAGGATTTCGAGTTGAACGCCGCGCGCGACGGTCACGTCCATCGTGGTCAGCGCCGTGATCCGCAACTGCCCCGACTTGGCATCGGAATACGGATCGCGGATCAGGTCCACCGCGCCCCACATCCCGCAGAAGATCGGGGAAACACCATCGGTCGAAGTCGTCAGCAGCGCTAGAGATTCCAGAGGATCACCAACCGGGGCCGACAAGCCGTTCGTCGTCAGGACGGTGTTCCCCATCTTGGCAACCAGCCGGTCCCACTCCGACACTGCCGTGCCCGTCAGCAAGGTGTCGTCCATGCTGTCGAAGACCTCAGGCCGGAGCATCAGGTTCACGCCTGACAGCCCGTCCGCCGCATTTGCCGACATGAAACGCACAGCAGCCGCGCGGAACGCCGCATAGGTCGCCGCCGCGTCGATTGGGGTTTCCGTGATGCCGTAGGTGCTAGCACCGGGGATGACGCCCAGCGGCTCGCCGCCCGACCCGGACCCCAAGAAAATCGCTCGACCTGTCTCTTGCTGGATCGCCGCCGACATGTCGCGCCGGATCGCTTGTTCCAGACCGGCCCCGGCCTGTTTCAGCGCCTTGCGCGTGACCTTCATCTGGACGCCCAGGGTTTGATCCGGCTTCATCGGACGGTCGGTCGTCGTAAACGCCTGAGGCCCCGGCACGTCGCCGGTCTCAGACCCGGCCCACCCCGGCACAGCACCACCCGTCGCGACGGGGTATTCGACCTCACCGACGCCCACGTTGATCATCCGGCACCCCATGCGGGTTGCGGCCGATTTGGAGAAGATGCGGTCGATGATCGGCGCAGTTCGGATCGGGTCTGGCACACCGCCCGCCAATGTCTCACCCGCGCGGGTTTCCAGCGCGTCCAACGGAACCGGAATGCCCTGGTATCCACCGGCATGGCGCAGCTCTTGCACCATCTCGGCAGTTGCGCCGTCCAGCGCCCGGCCTTCGTCCAGCGCCAGTGCAACCTGACGCATCTCGAATTGCGCCGCCATTTCAGCCCATTCGGTGCTGGAACGGGTTTCCAGTTCTTCACCGGCTTCTCGGCGCTCGTCGTCCTCGGACACCAGCGCGGCCCGGAACCGGGTTTCGTTGTTCCGGTATTCCTTGTCGAGAGCGTCCATCGAGCGCACCTCGTCGTCGGTCGGCTCGGGCTTGTTTGCCAGTTCCGCAAGGGATTGCCGGATTTCCGACTGACGCCGGGTGATTTTCATTGATTCGAGCATGGTATTTCCTTTCATGCTTCGGGGTTACGGTGCGTCTCGCGCACCAGCGTTTTCCACGCCTCGCGGGCGGGGTTCGGTTTCCCCAGGCCCACCTCGATCCGCGTCTTGCGCGAATGGCAGGGGCCACAGAGGCATTGGAGATTGGACAGGTCGAACGCCAATTCGGGGTGCGTCTTGACGGGCAAAATGTGATCCACTTCCAGCCGCCGCCGTTCGGGGCACCGAACGCAACACCAGCCGTCCCGGCGCAGGGCTTCCTGCCGCAGAGCCTTCCAGCGTTTGGTGCGGGTGACGCGGGCGGAGTGCCGCTTGTATTCCTTCATCAGCCCCATGCGACACGCCCCGCAGCCTTTGCCGGTGCGCGGGTCATCCGAACGCCTTGAGCGACGGCCACGACAGTCGCGGCAACAGGGTCGATCCGCCCGGTGGAGCGGCCTGCCGCCAGCTTGTGATTGCCCGCCGGGTCCACCAGCGTGATCGCATCGCCAAACGCGGAGCGCAGCAGCAGCGAAGGAGTTGTCTTCACCTGCCCCTCGAAAACCGCGCGGCGCAGACGTTCGCAGTCCTCCGACCCATCTTTCCATCCGAACCCGCGCCAGATGAACGGGACCCGGTCCAGCCCCGCGTCCCGCAGGGCTTCGACAAACTCCGCGTGACGGAAACGGTCGCCCACGATTGCCGCCGGTGCTTGCCCTTCCAGACACTCCACCACGCTCGCCAAGAACCGACCGACCGGCACCGTTGTGTCGCCCATCGTTACCAGCTCGCCCCGGTCGCGCATTTCGACATAGCGCGCCGATACGCCGTCAGATTGCCCACGATCCGCAAGGTTTGGGGCGCAGGGAAACGCGCCAAGACATTCAAGCCGCCCCGTCTCGGGCCAGTAGAGCGCCGCCGCAGACATAGACCGTGACCCGCCCAGATCGACGCCCAGGACGACAGGACCGGAACGCGGGGGCAGATCGACCGGCGACACCTCACAGGCCAGCCATTCGTCCACCGTCAGCAGAACCGACCGATCATCCGCCGCGACCCGCTCATTCCGATTGAGGTTGCGGAACGACGACAGGGCAGAGCCGCCCCGCGCAATTGCCCGTCGCGCCTGCGCCACCAGCCATTCCGCAGACGGCCCAATGCCCTCGGACGCGCCGGGATTCGCCACCAGCAAGCTTTCCAGATCGTCGGGGGGCAGGGCCGCGTGGGGCCGATGTTCTTGGACGTAGCAACCGGGGGGCGGTTCATCCAACCACCGACTGAACGTGTTGGTATCATCCGGGGCGGACGTGCTGATAATCAGCGCCCGGCCGTCGCGTTTACCCAGACCGGAGAGGATGGCGTTTTCCAGAGCGTCGCCCTTGTCGCGTTCCCACGCCGCCCGTTCGTCCAGGATTGCCAGCGTCGGCGCGCCGCCCAGGATCGACTTGCCGTCCGCCGCGATGACCCGCGCCAAACCGCCACCGGCCTCGCCTGTCTCGACTTCCAGCTTGGACCCGCGCCGGATCGTGAATTGCTCGCGCAGTTCTTCGTCCAGCCCTTCGATGAACCCGACAAGAAACCCGAACGCGGTTTTGGCTTGGTCCCGGTTGCGGGCCGCAAAGATGATCTCGCGCTTCGGCTGGGGGGCGATTTCGCCCATCAAGTGCCCCAGGGCGATGCCAGCCGACAGCGCCGTCTTGGCATTGCCGCGACCGATGGACAGCACCCCGGCCTCGATACCTTTGCCGAACGCGCCCCGCACAAAGTCTTTCTGGTAGGTCGCCAGCTTCACCCGCTTTCCGGCCAGCCGCCCCTCAGGGACCACCAGTCGGGGCAGGAAGCGCAGAGCCGCCGCAGCCTCTTTCGATGCCCTAGCCATCAGCTACCCTCCCCAGATTTTTTTGGGAGAGAGAAAGGAAGACCCCGCCCCGCGACGCACCCCCCTCCCAGAAATAGGGGCATTGGGACCAGATCAGCGGCGACCCTCGCCAGCGGGACAACCGGGACACCTCCTAGAGGTGTGTCCCGTCCGTCCCGGCAATACTGGCCCGGACATGTCCCGGACTGTCCCCAGTTGTCACGTTTGTCCCGGTGCTCAGTCATCATCCTGCACCCTCCAAACGTGGTCGCCCCACTCACGCACCTCGTCCAATTCCATGAGCTTCTTCTTATTGCGAATGAACGCCTTGCGGGCCGCACTCTCACTGTCGCCCTTCGTCAGCCCGTGGACGCCACATGCCTCGCGCCAGTGATCCACATGGACCACCTTCCGATTGCTCGGGTATGTGTTGCCGATCTTCGCTTCGCCATGATCGCGCAGGGCATCATGAAGCGCCTGCATGGCGATCTCATTCGTGCCGGATAGCGGCTTGCGCTTTGCCTTGGGCGGCTCCGCCACCTCGACCACTGCGGATGTGACGGCCTCGCCATCCTCATCCATTCCAAGCATCACAGACCGCAGGCTGAAATGCAGCGTGTCAGCAATCGCCATGTCACGCTGTTTCTTGCAGATAATCTCCCCCTCAGAGGACACATGGATTTCGGTATCCACCGCCGCCCTGAGGGCTGAGGAACCCCGTGCGCCCCGGTCCTCATCCTTGCCAGTGTGGTGGACCACCAGCACATGCGCGCCCGTGGCCTCGCGGATCAGATCGCAATTCTTGACGAATGCAGCCGCATCCTTGGCCGTATTCTCATCCCCGCCGCCCATAGACCGGGCCAGCGTGTCCACCACCACCAGCGCCGGGTCAGCATCGGGCATGATCTCGCACACCGCCACCGCGTCCCCCTGGCCGTGCAGGTCCAGCCCCACGGGCAACAGGGTGAATGGCGCACCGGCCATATCGGGGCGCTCACGCTTGAAGGCGGCAAGGCGGTTTTTGACACCCGCCCCACCCTCAGCCGCGATGTAGAGGACCGGCCCGCCGTTGACCTTGCACCCGCGCCACGGCTTTCCCGCTGCGATGTGCATGGCGATGTCCAAGGCCACGAATGTCTTGCCCGCGTTGGACGGGCCGTAGAGCATGGACAGGCCGCGTTTCGTCAGCCAGCCCTTGACCATGTGATTGAGGCGCAGGACCGGCTGAATATCAGTCAGCCGGATCAAGCGGCCCTCGATTTCGTTTGTGCGCGACCGGCGGCGCTCATCCAGATTGATAATCGTCATGCCGCCCACCTCCGCGCGATGTCAGAGAGGTCAGCCCCGTTCTGGCGGGCCAGCGCCGGGATGGTCGCCCAGGATACGCCGCTGCGCTTGAAGCTGCGCCACTTGGCGGCAACCTCGCCCTGTTTGTAGGTCTTGCCCGCCGCGCTCCACCGATCCGCAAGCGCCAGCCCTTCCTCAGAGCCGCCGTAGCGGTCGTGCAGGGCCATCAGGACAGACACCCATTCCTGATAGGACAGGTCCGGCGAAATGTGCCCCAGCAGTTCCTCCACCTCGCCCGTGGGGGTCAGGCGGTCAAAGGTCCGCTGGGGCGAAGGCGGCGTGTGCAGCAGCATCGCCCGCAAGCCCATCGGGACAGAGGGCAAGACTTCGGGGACGCTGCCGACATAGAAGCCGCCCGCAACCTGAGAGCCGGGGGCGACCACGTAGCCGCCTTCCCCGCGCGTGTCGATCTTGGGGCCGATCTTGGACGTGCTGTTGCGCGCCCCGTCGAAGTGCTGGCAGTAGATGTGCCGCCCACCTGAGGGCGTGGCGACAAAGGCGTGGTCATACAGGTCCGCATAGCGCGGCATGGCCAGCACGCTATCGCGCCCGATCCGCTCGCCCGTGTCCTTGTCCACGTCCAGGTCGATCACGAACAGGCCGTTGCGCGCTCCGGTCGGGATGCCCCATGCCCGGACGCCTTGCGCCTGCCACTCTGAGATGGTCGCAGGATCACGGGTCGCGGCCTTCTGCCAGCCCTTGATGAGAGGGGCCTTGTCAGGCCCCACCGGGAAGATGTTGAAGGGGATGCAGATCATACCAGCGCCCCCCAGTGCCGTTGCAGAATTGGGTAGAGCGTGGTAACACTCGCAGAAGAATTGACGCCTTCCACAACGTCTTTTTCAGCGCCGCTTGGGATGCCAGTCCCGGCGGCGTTTTCGTTTACATCGGTCCCGTAAGTGTTTGATTGTTCGTCGTGAACAAACAGGGGGCGTTTACGATTTTCGCCCGTGGTTTCAGTGTGCTGCGAGGGATTGCAAATCCGTGTACACCGGTTCGATTCCGGTACTCGCCTCCAATCATTCTTCTTGACCAAAATCCGTCAATGTTTTCAATATAGCCCATGTTTTACAGGGGCTTGCGACCACCGTTGTGAGTCGCACTGTGCTACAAATTGTGAGTCAGAGTGTGAGTCATGACTGTCAAATACTTAGCTAAGCGCGGGAATACCTACCAATTCGCCAGACGTGTGCCTAACGACATTCGCGCAACCCTAAACATCAATCACTGGCGATGGTCGCTCAAGACGGACAGTAGAACCGAAGCTGAAATCGTTTGTCGAAGACACGCGGTGGAAACGGATCAGATCATTGATCAGGTCCGGAACGGAACCTATCGACAATTCACAGACGAGGAAATCGACAACCTTGCGGTGCAGTGGGGTCTGGAATTTCAGTTGGTCAATAGCGACAACATCGCGACAACTGTCTTCCCGAACGCTTTTCAGCCTTTAGAGCCCATGGGTGAAGAAGAAAAGAATCCGGTCTTCGCCTCACGCGATGCCTTGCAATCCGCAGTTGAGCGTTGGCTTCAAGAGCATAACAAAGCTCCCAACAAAGGAACTGCCGATTGGGATAAACTAATTGACGCATGCCTTGACGAATATCTTGTTGGCAACCCGGAAATTTCTGACGAGTGGTTAGCGATCCTAGCCGAACGCGGCCTCGACTTTTCCGGCAACTATCTTCCAGTAGTAGAGCGTCCAAGAAGGGTTGATCAGCGCAGCAAGCTCTCATCTGTTTTCGGTGACTTCAAAGCGGGGGACCACGACCTCGATACAGGAACGATCAGCGAGTATCAGTTGTCAGTGGATCGCTTCATCTCGGTTTTTGGTGATCTGGACATCAACGACATAACCAGAGAGAGAGTAAAGGAGTATCGAGATTTGCTACGAAACTTGCCCGCACGACCACCAAACGAGATTAGGCGTCTTCCAATCGAACAGCAGGTTCAATGGGCGGAGGGGAAGGAAACGAAACGCATTGGCCAGAACGCTATTAATAAGAATTTTCTCGGTGTTAAGGCTGCTCTTAACCACGCGGACAAAGAGACTAGCATTCTTTCTGATCCTCATTGGCGGAACCCATTTGATGGATTTTCGAAGAGACCAAAGAAGGCAGACAATCCAAGACGACGGTTCACCGATGATCAGATCAAAATTGTATTCTCAAGCGACATAAAGGCTCCAACGACAGTTGCTAAGTTCTGGATTCCGATTGTTCTTTTCTACACGGGTGCCCGCCTGACGGAGATAAGCCAACTGCACGTCTCCGACGTAATTCTTGACCCAATTCCCCATTTGCACCTAGAGAATCTCGATGATGAGGACCCTATCGCTGCAAAGAAGCTGAAAACGGAATCCTCTCACCGAACCGTTCCCCTGCATCAAGACCTCATAGAGGTTGGCTTCCTAGAATACGTCGCTTCGGTGCGTAAGTCGGGTCATAAACACCTGTTCCCTGAACTTCCCCACCACAAACGTGAAGGGGTTGGTGACCTCGTGTCGCGAGATTTTATCAATCGTTTTCGTGCTCTGGGACGGTCTCGTCCGGAAAGTGGATTAAACACGAAATCGTTAGTCACGCATAGCTTGAGGCATACGTTCCGGGTCGCGGCACTAAGTGCTGGAGATCAGAAGTTCGTAGAGATCATTATGGGACATTATGTGTCAGGAGTATCAATTCAGGTGTATGGCAGCGAAGCATACATCATGCCGGAGCTCCTTGCGGGCAAAGTATTACGTAAAATGGAGCTTCCGCCAGTCGATAAAGACTTTTTGCATAGCGAAGCTCGAAGGTGGATTGCGCTATAGTGCTGAGCGGAGCGTGATCAACCAAACCTCACCCTCTGGTCAGTCACTGTGTTTCTTTGTTCTAAAAGAACTGTATGGTTTTCAATGCCGTCGCTGTGCACTGTCATATACAGCTTTCAGCACCGCATCCCTTACCATTGACCAGGCTTCGGCGTTGCCGAGCAGTTTAGCCAAAACCTCAGGATTCCTTTCATTCCTGGCGAACGCTTTTTCCATGACCGCATCTGCATTTGCCATGGTGAAGTTTTCGTAGCTGTTGGTTCGTGCCTGAGCGACGACGGATGCATCAGCCATCATATCTGCGGCCCACTGATCAACGGCGAGTTTATCTGCGTCAGTGAAGTCGAAGTTGAAGCGTTCATTCACTTGACCCAGGATTTCTGACAAATGCGCGACATCTGGATCACCTGCGGCGCTGGTCCCGACACTTGTGGTCCCGGACAATGGCACCGCTTCACCCTGAGCAAGTGAAGCATCTCCCTCGCTGATTTTTTTTAGGCGATAGTATTCCAGTCCAACGTCACCATCGATGGCCAACGTGCCACCGCCTTCACGTTTCGGCAGACGAGCCCGTAGGAGACGACCGAATGTGTAGAGCTTCTCCAGGTCGATATCTTCGATCCGCACCATCTGTGTGATGGCCGCATAGAGCCTCAGGAACTGCGTCAGGGTCTTCCTGAAAGTCTCTTGCTCATCTTCATCGAGCTTGTCACTGAAACGCCCCACTGCGGGGTCTGTGGCCGCGTAGAGCTTGCCCTGGTCCTGTGGCTTACGTTTTGGATCATAGAAGGCAGCGGCGAACGTATCGACTTCCTGTGCCCAGAACACTTGGGTGGCAACCAGATCAGAATGCAGCCGATAGATCATGTTGGGATCGGTCGGTTCGTCGATCTCTGCTGTTTCGAAGTATGGCTTGAATGCCTCTTTGATCTCATCGGCCTCATTCACGAAGTCGAGGACGAAGGTATCATCCTTGCCGGATGTTGTGCGGTTAAGGCGTGACAGTGTTTGCACCGCCGCTAAATCCTGCAATCTCTTGTCCACATACATCGTATGCAACAGCGGCTGATCGAAGCCTGTCTGGTATTTCTCGGCTACGATTAGGAAGTGCTGATCGTCCTTACCGAACTTCTCTGGCAATTCAGTCTCCTTGAAGCCATTCATGCCAGGTTCAGTATATTCTTCGCCAGTAATTTCGGGATCAGGCACCGATCCTGAGAAGGCGACCAACACACCAAGGTCATACCCTTTGCCTTCGATGTATTTCTTGAACGCCTGATGGTAGCGAACGGCGTGAAGTCGGCTCGATGTCACGACCATCGCCTTGGCCTTGCCGCCCAGTCTATGCCGCACATGCGTGCGGTAGTGCTCAACCATGACCTCAGTCTTTTGTGCGAGGTTGTGCGGGTGCAGCGACATGAACCGTGCGATGGCCTTCTGGGCTTTCTTCTTCTCCAGTTCTGGGTCGTCTTCGATAGTCTTTTCAAGACGATAGAAAGCCTTGTAGGTCGTGTATCCCTTCAAGACATCATGAATGAAACCTTCTTCGATGGCCTGTCGCATCGAATAGATGTGGAACGGCGTGGGTTCGTTCGACCCAGCTAGGAAATGACCGAATGTCTCGACAGTCCGCTTTTTTGGTGTTGCCGTGAAGGCGAAGAAGCTCAGGTTCGGTTGCTTTCCTTTTTGGCGGATCGCGTTGACGATCAACGGGTCCACATCGCCATCCGCAACTTGCACGGCTTCCTTGCCTTCAGAACCCAGCACCTTGCGCACATCCTCGGCTGCGGTGCCGTGTTGGCTGCCATGGGCCTCGTCCACGATCACCGCAAAGCGTTTGCCGGACTGATCCAGAACATCATGGGCGTCACTGCCATACACGGCAGAAAAGCTCTGAAGGGTGCAAACGATGATTTGCTTACCTTCGTTGAGAGCTTTGGCAAGCTGCGGCGACTTGGAGCCCTTGGACGGATCAATCCGTTCCACCAGGCCCGACTTGTGGTCGATCCCGAAGACCGTCTCCTGCAACTGGGCGTCCAGCACACGGCGGTCGGTGATGACAATCACACTGTCGAACACCCGCTTGTCCTGATCGTCGTGCAGGCCCGCCAGGCGGTGCGACAGCCACGCGATGGAGTTCGACTTACCCGACCCTGCCGAATGCTGGATGAGGTAGTTCTGGCCCGCTCCCTGCGTCCGTGCGTCGGCAATCAGCGCCGTCACCGCATCAAGCTGGTGGTAACGGGGGAAGATCATCGTCTCTTTGATCTTCAACTTGCCCTTGGCGTCCTTCTCCTCCTTCCGGTCGAGGAACATAAACCGTTGGATGATGTCGAGCCACCGATCCTTGGTCCAGACATCCTCCCACAGATAGGCCGTGCGGTGACCGGAGGGGTGATCAAGGTTGCCTGCCCCACCATCGCGACCACGGTTGAAGGGCAGAAAGTAGGTGGCTTTTCCCGCCAGCTTGGTGGCCATGTAGACCTCGGACCCATCGACGGCGAAATGGACCAGGGCACCGGACTTGAAGGCCAGCACCGCATCTTTCGGGGATCGGTCGAACTTGTATTGCTTCACCGCGTTCTCAACGGTCTGCCCAGTGAAACTGTTCTTCAACTCTGCTGTGGCGACAGGGATACCGTTCAGCGACAGCACTACGTCGAGACGGTCGGCAGGTTTAGTCGTAGAGTGGTGCACCTCATCCGTCACTTCGAGGATGTTGGCAGCATAGCGGGCGGCTGTGTCGGGGTTCAGGCCCGTGTTGGGTCGGAAATAGGCCAGCTTCACTTGGCCCACGGTGATATCGCGGAAACCCTGGCGGAGCAGGTGCAGCGTCCCGTCCTTGGCCTTCGTCTCCATGATCCGTTCAAGGACACGGGCCTCGACCTTGGGGCCATAGGCACGTTGCAAGGCGTCCCAGGTATCAGGCTGGGTGGTCTGGATGAACCGGAAGATCGACGGCGGGAAGAGACCGCGCTCGGCGTCGAAGGTGGTGCGGTCGCCTTCGCTGTAGCCACCCCGAGCGCAGAGGTTGGCCTTGATGATGTCCTGGAAGGTGCGTTCGGTGTGGATGTTCATGCCGCGTCCTCCGGCTGTGTGTCGGGTGTCATCTCGGCGATGGAGATTTGGCCTGTGACGGCGGCGGAGATCAGGGCGGAGCGGCGTTCTTTGAGTTGTGCAACCAATGCTCGACTATTTTGAACAAGCCCGTCGATCTTGCCCAATTCTTTATCCAGATACCTTGCGATCTTGGCCTGATGCGACGGTGTAGGTTTGGGGAGTCGGATGGTCCTTACATGACCAAAGTTGAAGTCTTGTCCGTCTCTCAGGAAGTTGACCGATGATCTCAATGCTTGAATGAACTGGTCCGATTTCAGCAGATAGCCGAAGTATTCAACGTCAGCATCTGATGCCCGTTTCAGAACTGTGTATGAAGACCGAACACTGCCGTTGGATCGAGCCCGTTCCAGGCCACCATCCGCGCTTCTCATACTGATAACAAAATCGTCAATCTCAACGTGCTTTCTCTTCTCTAGATGTGAGAACGCCTTGGTGACACTTCGGCCTTCAAGTTCTTCGAACTGGTCTAGCGGGATCACGCCATACTTCTGCGTGGCTGACAGCATCACGTCCCCAGGTAGGGCACGTTGTTTGCTTTCAGTGAACATCCATGTGAATGGAACTACCTGCCAGTCCGCAGGAACCTCGCCGAGCCAATCGATGCCGCTGTCTTTCATCGGGGCGTCTGGGTTGAGGCCCTTGGTGACGGCGTGGGAGATGACGGCCTGACGCTTCTCGGTCAAAAGCGCGATGAGCCGCACCAGCCGCTCCACCAAAGCATCAATCCGACCCGTCTCCTGGTCCAGATAGGCCGCGATGATCTGCTGATCGTGCAACGGCACCATCGGGAAAGGGGTTTCTTGGAACTTCTCCCACGTAAAGTGCGCCAACGTAGATTTTGAACATACCAACTCAAAGTAACCGCTGCTTTTCAGATGCTCCAACCACCAACGGGCAAACAGAATGGTGCCCATGTTTGTTGACCGGACTCGGTGAAGCGAGTTCTGAAACCCCACGTCAGTGCTCGTAGGGAGGTTTGGGACGAACCCGCATCTCCCTACGTCGCCGCCTTCAAGGACGAGAAGGTCGTTTGGTGCCAGAAGGAACTTTGCTCTTTCCGTCGGCGAGAACCACATCTCGTTAACGTCCTCTAGGGAGACCCCTGACTTAGTTACGTTAGCTGCACGGAGATAGGAGAGTTTGACGTCTTGGTCGGACCTCATCTCAGGTTGCAGCATCTTGCCAAGCACGATGTCGAGGTGACGCTTGCACTTCGACGAAGGATACGACCCTGTTAGGTTCACGATAGCACCTCGCCCAGAAGCGCCTGAATCTCCCGACCCAGCACCTGCAAATCTGCGTCGATCTTTTCCAGAGGTCGAGGCGGTTCATACCGATAGAAGTGGCGGTTGAACGGGATTTCGTAGCCGACCTTGGTCTTTGAGTGATCGATCCAGGCGTCCGGCACGTGGGGCAGCACTTCACGTTCGAAGTAGTCCGAGATGTTCTCCTTCAACGGCACGTTCTCGTTGTCCCGCAGATCGGCATCTGGCTCTGCGTTGCCCTTCCGGTCGCGGCAGATGTCGGCTTCTGGGTCCCGCTCACTCAGGCCCATTAGAACAGCCTTGAACGTGGCGGCGGGCAGACTGACCCCTGTGGCCTTGAAGGCGGCCTTCAGGTGGGCTGAGAACGCCTCTCTGTTGGTCCAGACCGCATCACCCTCCATCCCCCGCAAGGTGGACAGGATATCAGCCTGGAGGCGCTCTCCGTCCGCGATCTCCTGCTCCTTCGCTGCGCCCTTTTTCTTGGACGTGGCGAGGTTCTGGAATGGCTTGGTAGCTTCGACCTGAGCGATACGATCAGGGGAAACAGCGAAGTTGAGCCGCAGGGGGCGCTCTACGGTGATCCGGTGGTAGCCGAAGTCTGTGTTGTCAAAGGTCTTCGAGATATCGTCATCGCTGTAGCCATCCATCTGGAACTCGCCGAACAGGCGGGCAATGCGGTGGATGTCCGCCTCGGCGATCTCTTTGCGCTTCTCCCCGAGGGACCGACGCATCTTGGTCCACATCGCCGAACCGTCAATCAGTTGAACCTTGCCCTTGCGGCGGGCGGGTTTCCGGTTGGTGACGATCCAGACATAGGTCGAGATACCTGTGTTGTAGAACAGGTTGTCCGGCATCGCGACGATGGCTTCCAACCAGTCCTGCTCGATCACCCACCGCCGGATTTCAGACTCGCCAGACCCTGCACCCCCTGTGAACAGCGGAGACCCATTGAGCACAATGGCCAGCTTCGATGGCGCATCATCGTGGAACTTGTCGATCATGTGCTGGAGGAACAGAAGCGACCCGTCGCTGACCCTGGGCAGCCCTGCCCCGAAGCGACCAGAGAAGCCGCGATCTGCTTCTTCACGAATGGACTTCTCAACCTTCTTCCACTCTACACCGAATGGCGGATTGGACAGCATGTAGTCGAAGGTGCGACCTGCATGTGCATCCGTGGTGAAGGTGTTGCCCTGCGCGATGTTCTCAGCCCGCTGCCCTTTAATCAGCATGTCGGATTTGCACGTCGCGTAGGACTCACCGTTGAGTTCCTGACCAAAGACGATGAGTTTCGCGTCTGGGGCCATGTCGCGCAGATAGTCCTCGGCGACCGACAGCATACCTCCGGTGCCGCAGGCCGGATCGTATAGTGTCTTGATGACCCCAGGTTGGGTCAGGGCATCCCCATCTTCGGTGAACAGCAGGTCCACCATCAGGCGAATGACCTCGCGGGGTGTGAAGTGTTCACCTGCCGTCTCGTTCGACTGTTCAGAGAACCGCCGGATCAGTTCCTCGAACACGTAGCCCATCTGCATGTTGCTGACGCGATCAGGCGATAGATCGATGTTGGCGAACCGTTCCACAACGCGGAACAAAAGGTCAGCATCTTCCAGGCGTTGCACCTGGTCGAAGAATTTGAAGTGGACACCGACTGTTTCACGAATGTCGGATGAGAATGCGTTCACGTATGCCTTTAGGTTGTCCGCGAGGTCATCTGCGTCCTGGAGGAGCTTTGGGAAGTCAAAAGGGGATGTGTTGTAGAACCCATGACCAGAGGCAGATTTGAGAGCCTGTTCGCGCATCTCTGGGTCAGCCGTCTCAGGCAGCCCTTTCGCCCGTGCCAGCACTTGGTCTTTCGTAGTCGATTGGATGCAGTCGAGACGGCGGAGAACGGTGAAAGGTAGGACCACACGGCCATACTCAGACTGCTTGTAGTCGCCCCTTAGTAAGTCTGCGATTGACCAAATGAACGCTGTTTTTTCCTGATGATTTACCATGAACGATGATCTTCCCTTCCGTCCGTTTTACCGAACGTGTCTTTCGTGATGTTTGTATTCATTTGCTGAACATCGCCTCAATGATGCCGATATGACGGTTCGGATCGAACTCGGCCTTCGGATCGCTGACGATGTGATCGATTTCCAGTCGGTATAATTCCGAGACCGCCATCGCCATCTTCTCTGGCGACGGCTTGACCCGTTTGCGGTTAATGACGCTCTGCACGACCTGCACGACCGCTTTCAACCGTTCGAGGTCCACGGTGGACGGTCGCAT